ATATACCAGCATCCATCGGTGAATCACCTTTGTAACCTACACAATAAAATTCTTGTGCATTCGCATCAGCATATGGATCAACATATACTTTATACCGACCATTAAGAACTCCGGCAAAAGTTGAAGATGCGGTATCTGTATTCAGATCTGTGCTCATTGCAGGAGCATAATCCAAAATACCTGCCATTTGAAGGGCAGAGGCAACATCAGATGAAGTCATCAGAATGTTTCCTTTTCCTCTTCGTGTGTCTTTACCAATCTGATTTGCATCTTTTTCAATCTGCATCATCAGACCTTTGAACTTTTCAACCATCCAACGTCCATTGGAATCAGTATCAAGATCAAAAAGACCGGCAGTAGTTGTACCAATTTGGGCACCAACTGCGGCATTGATATAAATCTTACGAACAACCTCACGGTTGATTTCTGCAAGAATTTCCATAGACAGAATGTTAGCAAGTTCTGCTTCTGCATCCAGACCATGAACAGCACGTAAATCCTGTGCGAGTTCCATTGAATAGGAACCTTTCAGGGCACGTGTACCAGCGGCGATTGAAATCTTCTCAATCGAAAAGGACATTTCACCAGCAATATCACCCTCACCACCGTCTGTTTCCAGAGCACTTGATGCGGAGTATTCGTTACCAGTTTGTCCAGTTCCGTCAGCGGCTGTGATCAAAAGACCAGGCGTCTTGACTACATCACCTGCTGCGTGTCCTGGCGTACCAGATTCACTTGCAACAGTATCAGCATTGACTCCGGGCATTTCTGCACCTGTCATGGAATTGACACGACTCTTGAGTGCGAAAATAAGACCTGTTGGGCCGGACATTGGTTGTACACCACAAACATCGTATGCTACGAGTTGAGGCATAGCACGCCGAACCATTGAGATCAAAACTGGATCTGCAAAATCGGCACTAACTTGAACAGAACCACCAGCTACACCACCCAAAGATGGGTTAGTAGATGTTAATCCCATAGTAGTAGTAGGGGCTGCCTCCATTAAGAGTCCACCCGAACGGCTATGACTTTGATCTTGGGAATATTGAGCTTCAACATTTTCAAGACACATAGCTGTGACCGCCCTACGATACGAATCTTTGATCTTAGGAAGATCTGGATGATCCAGAACTGGCGCCCACTTTTTATTAATTGTTTCTGAGAGTTGCATTTTTAAAACTCCTTAATTGTTAAAATATTAAAATTAATTATTAATTACGAGCAATAGCTTTACTATATGCTTCCATGATGTTATTCAACTTAGGTTCAGAAACTTCTTCCCCATCCACTGATGCATCACTTTCTTGTTCAACATTTTCATCTTGTTTAATTTGATTTGGGAAATAACTTTCCTTAATCGTCTTAATTTTGTTCTCAAAATTATCTGCATCCTCTTCGTAAGAAACACCTTCTACGAGAGATTTCATCTTTTCAGATTGTGTGTCTGCAAGGTCTTCACAAACTTCTTCCAAGATTTTGTCTTTGCGATATCCGTTGAGTTCATTAGTAACTTGAACGTTATCATCAATTTGAGAATTTAATTTTTCTTCAAGTTCTTCCACCTTGTCGTAAAGGCTTTCAACGATGTCAACTTTTTCGTCTGGAACTTCAATATAATGTTCAGTAAAGAGATTTTTAAGTCCACCTATGAACTCTTCAGTAATTTCACTTTTCAGTGAACTGTCAAGTGCAATTTCGTTCTCTTTCATCCACTCTTCAACTACGTAGTTGAGATAACCATCGACTTTTTCTGTCAATTCGTCACGGAATGAAACAATCTCTTCTTGAAGATTGGTTTGATACTCTTTTTCAAGTTCTCCAATCTTTTCGGTTGCAATTTCCATTACTTTTTGATGTACTGCCGCTTCAAAGATAGTAGAAGCTTTGGATTTGAACTCTTCTGAGAGTTCTTCACCTTCTACTAATGCATCGATATCTTCTTTGACATTAATTTCAGGCATGGAAATTTTAATTTTCTTTTTCTTTTTACCTATTTTACCTGTGTCACCTACTGGTGTTGCATCTTGGGGTGTTTCTCCGCCAAGGTCTTCTGCTTCTGCAACATCCATCAGATTTTTCCACTTCGCAGAAACTTCTTCTTTTTTCATTCCACTAACTTTATCGAAAAGAGCTTTAATCATTGCAGATTTAGTAAGAGGAATTTTAACTTCTTCTTTTTTTACCTGTTCGTCTTCATCCTCTTCTTCGTCATCATCATCGTCATCATCGTCATCATCACCGTCTTTTGCTTTCTTAGCGGCAATGGCTTTTTGTAAAGCGGGTGGTAATTCTCCCTCTTCGACTGTTTCCACTTCTTCAATTACTTCTGGAGCTTCAACAAGTCCTTCTTGCTCAGTTTCTTCCAGAATTTCTTCTTGAGTTGTATTTTCCATAGAACTTGATACTCCTAATAGTTAATGGTATATTTCGTTTACTGTAGTAATATTTATAATATTACAACTTTGATAATAAATTTTTAAACTCTATTATTTTAACTTCCTCGAGCGCTCTGGAAGAGGCTTTTAGGATGTTATTCCTTGCCCGTTCTACATCTTTTTCCTGCAATAAACCATTATCCCAAATCCACTCTTTTCCCTCCATAATACCTTCAACGAAAGCATTAGGAGCAGATGGATCTGCAACAATGTCTGCAGCAGAAGCAAGATAAAAATCTTTTTGTACAATCTGAGATTTATTTGAATCCGTTTTTAATGTTCCCATTCCCCTTGAGGAAACACCTAATCTTGCACCCTCATCAATCAAAACCTTAACGATTTTTCCATTTGGTGTATCGAGTATCTTTGCTCGACCAACAAAATTCTTTCCTTCTTTAACAAGGGAAGTAATCATATGAGATGCACGATCTAAATTGACAGTCGGCCCGTCTGGATGTCCTAATTCTCCGAATGCACGTTTTGGTGTAACGTATTCTTTTACATAACGGTTTACTTCTTTTTCAAGGACAGGCAATGGATATATTCGACCATTCTTGTTCTTCATCTCTGATTGCATGAAAATACCCTCAATAAAATATTGTTTGGGTTTTCCCGATTCTTCAATCAGTTCGTATTCTACTGCTTCCTGAAGTTCGCATATAAGTTTCATTTGTTTGCCCCCCTAATAGATGATATTCTACTTCTTTCCATATTTTTCTCGTTCTCGATTTCGTTGTTGACTGTCTCTAAATCGTATATCTTTAAGTTTTTTCATTTTCTTATCAATACGATCTCCCAACGCTTCATACTCATCATCACCATAATCATGTTCTTTTTGTTTTCTTTTCAAATTTTCAAGATCCTGTTTCACATCATCTTCTTCGTCATCTCCGTAATCTTTAGAATCTCCTTCCATAACACCAATCATTGCTTCTTTTTGTTCTTCACTAACATATTTTGCAGAACCAATTGTATTAATTAACTCTCGTTTTTCTTTGTCGATGTAAAACTCTAAAATTGTGGACATTTTTCTACCTACTTTGCGTTACTGAATGCAAAATCCAAGATTTTTAAGAAAGATTTTGTATCTTTGTTAATGTTATCTTGCATTTTTTTCTTGTTAGAACTATTTAGTGAGTCAAAGGTTTTCAGAATGACTTTTGCTGATTCGGGGTCAATTGGAACCGATGTACCACTTTTAAACTTAATATCTGATTCTTTTTTCTTTTTTACAACAGATCTCAATTGATCTACAACATCTTCTTTCAAAGGCTTTTCTGATCGTATTACCTCTTCTACTTTTCTTTCTTTAACAGGAAAACCTATTGATTTTCTAAACTCGTTATATGTTTTCATTTATCTATTCGGCCCACCATCAGCGATTTTAGAATATGTTCCATTTGTTACATTTGCCAATAAAAATTGGTCTGAATCTTTATGAATAACGGTCAATGAAGCTGCAGGCAAAGTAATAGAACCTTTAACTGTTCCACTTGTTCCTCCTTCAGTTCCATCATTAGCAACTGTTTTAATAATTGTAATCGCTGATGCATAAACTGCAACCGCCGTTGCTTTACCCAAATTCAATTCTGTGGCAGTTGTGGCAGCGAGTGCCGCTAATAGTTTCATTGTGTCTCCGTTGTTTCTGATTCTGGTTCTGCCGGAACTTCTGTTGTTGGTTCTTCGATTGAAATTTCTTCTTTGTCCGAAAACATTCTGGCAGAAACTTCTCGTTTTCTGGTTTCTAATCCGTCTATCACTTTATTTGTAATTATTTGACCAAATGCATCGTGAACTTGTGTAGGATTACTTTGCATGGAATAATCTATTATAT